GAAAAATGGGTAGAGAGGATATAGCACTTGCACTAGAGTCAGGTCAAATGACTGCAACACAAGCATTAACTCAATTAGGTAAAGCAAGATACACACAAGAAACAGGTGCAGAAATTAATAAAAGATTAGGCACAAGTCTACCGCCTAATGCACTTTACAATGTTTCATCTACAGGTAGTATTAAACCAGTACAAGAAGAGCAAAGTGCACAAGCAACAGAAAGTTCAAAACTATTTGCTAAAGAAGATTTTGAAACTATTAAAACTGCACAAAAAGCAAATAGACAACTAATGACAATAGATGAAACGCTAAAACTTTTAAATAAACAAGGTGATGACGCACCTATTGTAGGTTTTGCACAAGATATTAGAAAAAGTATATCGAAAGCACTTAGTTTAGCAGGTGTTGATAATGTAGACCAGTTAAGCAATACAGAATATTTAGAAGCACTTACAGGTTCAGAAGTATTCCCATTAATTAGTATTTTAGGTGTTGGTGCTAGGGGTTTCGATACACCAGAAGAAAGAAAGTTCATGCAACAATCACTTACTGGTTCTGTTACACAACAAAGAGAAGCATTAATTAGAATTACACAAAGACGAAAAGAAATTATTAATGAAGCAATTGAGAAGTACAACGCTAATCTTAATGAAGGTATTTATGACTACATTGATAGACCGCTTAAACCAATTGTTCCATATTCATCCAAGAAAAAACTTGTTATTAAAAATGGCAGGTTAGTACCAGAGGAGTAATTAGTAATGACTAGAGACGAAGTAAGAGCAAATTACAACTTACCAGAGGGTGTTACTGATGCAATGATCGATGAGTTTATTATGACTCAAGGTCTAAAAGAATCAGATGTTCCTGTATTAGAAGGTTGGTCAATTCCTGAAGGTGCTACAGCAGAACAAATAGAGCAATTTCGTAATGGACAGATGGCAATTCAAGAGTCTATTCGTAATGATCAAATGGACAAAGCAAATCTACAAACAACTGTATGGAAAGCACTCCAAAACTCACCAGAGTCATACAATCGTTACATGAGTCAAATGTATGATGCAGTAACTGATAATCCAATGAAAATGGTTGAGACATTCATGAAAATTATGGGTGGTCAAGGACTAAATGCGTTAGATGCTATGGGTTTAGATGTTCAAGTAACAACTCTTGGGCAACAGCAAAAAGATATGGCAAATGCATTTAACTCTTACTTCAAAGACAGATATGGAAGTCTAAAAGAAGCAAAGAGATCATTTATTAAAGATCCTATAGGTGTATTAGGTGATTTATCAATGATATTTTCTGGTGGTGCTATGGGTTTAAGGGGTGCAGGTTTAGAAAAAACAGCGGGTGTTGCTGAGTTTGCATCAAAAGTTACAGAACCTGTATCTGCTACTTTAGGAGCGGGAAAAGTTGCAGAAAAAGTAGTAGGTGGATTAGGTTCACAAACAATTGGAAGATTATCTGGCGTATCTCCTTCAGTATTAAAAGAAGCATATGCTGTAGGTAGAGCAGGTGGAGAAAGACAAAAGACATTTAATAAAGCGATTGCAGGTGATATTCCATTAGAAGATATTGTTGCAGAAGCAAGGAGTGCAATACAAACTATTAGAGATAATGCAGGTAGACAGTACAGAAATAACAAAGCATTATGGTCTAAAGATAGTCAAGTATTAAGTCTTGAAGATGTTTATAAATCACTTGAAAAATCAGAAAAATTAGTAAGATACAAACCTAAAAAACAAACAAGTCAATATATGACTACTTCTGAAAAAGGTTTAAAAACTTTAAACAAATTAAAAAGCATGGTTAAACAATATGATGATTTAGATCCTGCTTTTAAAGATGTAGAAGGTATGGATCAATTTAAGCAAAAAATTTATAATGCTATGGAGGATCTTGCTCAAAGTGATAATGCACAAGACAAGATTTCTAAAAAAATATTAATGGATACATATCATTCAATTAAAAAAACAATTGAAAAACAAGCACCTGCATATGGAACTGCTATGAAGCAATACAACAATATGCAAGAACTTATTTTTGATATTGATAAAACATTAATGAGCGGTAATAAAACCGCTATGGATACACAATTTAGAAAATTACTAAGTGCATTCAGAGATGATGTAAATGTTAATTTCCAAGGCAGAATGAGATCATTACAAAAACTTGCAGAACAAGGTGGTGCACCAACATTACCATCTGCAATAGCGGGTGTATCTGCACAATCAAGATTACCAAGAGGAATACAAGGTGCAACAGCAGGAATAGGTGGTGCGGTAGTTGGATCAGAGTTTGGACTTCCTGTTGCATTAGGTGGTTTAACAGCATCATCGCCTAGATTTGGTGCAAGAACAGCACAAACACTAGGTAATCTTAGACGACCAATCGATATTATTTCAGAAACAACTGGTATTAATCCAACTGCAAAAACATACCAAAGATTTGGTTTAGGTTTATTAGGTGAAATGAGTCAAGCACCTAGCATCATGGATGATTACAATCAATAGGAGTTACAATGGCGAAACCTGAAAGAATGGATGAGGGACAGATTCAGAACATTGCAAGTAGTGCAGTAGCAGATGCCATTGACTTTGTAGAATCAGAGATCGTATCAACAAGATTAAAATCACAGAGATACTTCGAGGGGGAAGTCGATATTGGTGAGGAGGAAGGTCGCTCTAAAATAGTAGCAACTAAAGTAAGAGACACAGTAAGAGGTATCAAACCTTCATTAATGCGTGTATTCCTTACAAGTGAAAACCCAGTAGAGTATGTACCACAAAGTGCAAAAGATGTTGCTATGGCAGAACAAGCAACTAAGTTCGCACATTACAAATTCCAAGAACTAAATGGTTACAGATTACTAAATGATGCAATACATGATGCATTAGTTAAGAAAACAGGAATCTTAAAAGTTTATTGGGAAGATTATGACGATGCAAAGATTTATGACTTTGACAATCTAACTGAAGAAGAAATGACACTTCTAGTCAATGAAAAAGATGTAGAAGTTATTGAGCAGTCTAAAACAGTTAAGATGGAAATCGATCAGTTTGGTGTTGAAGTAGAAATGCCACGCTACACAATGAAAGTAGTAAGAAGGCAAGAGAAAGGTAAATTATGTATCGATTCAGTACCACCAGAAGAGTTTTATGTAGATCGTAGTGCTAAATCTATTGATGATGCATATGTAGTTGCTCATAAGAGAGAATTAACTGTAGCAGAGTTAGTTCAAATGGGTTATGACTTTGATGAAGTATCAGAATTAACTGGTTCTAGTGTAGACGATACATTTAGTGAAGCAGAGCAATTTGAGCGTACTGGTTATGCAGAAATTGATGAGGAAGAAAGATTTGATCCGTCAATGAAACTTATTGAAGTTACTGAATGCTATATGAAGATAGATGTATATGGCACAGGACAACCTATGCTACATAGAATCTTATTAGCAGGTGGAAGAGATACATTATTAGATTACGAACCATATAGTGAAGTACCTTTTGCAGTATTTGAAGTAGATCCTGAACCACATACTTTCTTTGGTCGTTCTGTAGCAGATTTAATCATGAATGATCAAGATTCATCTACAGCGATGTTAAGAGGTATTTTAGATAATGTTGCACTTGTAAATAATCCTGCTATTGATGTAGTAGAAGGACAAGCAAATATCGATGATATTCTTAATAATGAAATTGGTGCTATTAGAAGAGTTAAAACTCAAGGTGCTATCCAAGCAAATCCAATACCATTTGTTGCAGGTCAAACACTTTCTGCTATTCAGTATATGGATTTACAGACAGAATCTAAAACAGGTGTTACTAAAGCATCGGTTGGACTTGATCCAGAAGCATTATCAAACCAAACTGCTACTGGTGCACAAATTACAGCACAGGCAGGTGCAGGTCAAGTAGAAGTCATGGCAAGAAACCTTGCTGAGGGTGGCATGAAGCAGTTATTTAGACTACTTCTTAAGATATTAGTAGAGAACTCAGACGAAGAGCAATTAATGCGTTTAAATGGACAATATGTGCCTATTGATCCAAGATCATGGAATGCAAACATGGATGTAACAGTTAATGTTGGTATTGGCATGGGTAAAGAAGAGCAAAAAGCAATGGCATTGAATCAAGCGTTAGGTATGCAAATGCAAATCTACCAAACATATGGTGCACAAAATGGTCTGGTTACTCTTACACAAATTAGAAATACATTAGGCGATATTCTTGCACTAGGCGGTGTTAGAAACGCTGATAGATACTTTAATCCATTAACTCCTGAAGTTGAGCAACAATTGATTCAGCAACAAATGCAAATGGCACAACAACCTACTCCTGAGCAGGTATTGGCACAAGCACAAGTACAAGCGGAACAAGTTAAAGCACAAACTAAACTGCAAACTGATATGCTTAAGGCAGAAATTGATGCACAGAAAGCAATTGCTCAAGATGACAGAGAGCGTGATAAGATGGATCAAGAACTTATTATTAAAGCAGTTGATATACTTGGGAAACATGGAACTCAAGTAGATATAGAAAGAATTAAAGCGATGCAAAAAGAACCTAGATACCCTGACACAACACCAAGTCAAGCAGTATCAGGTGGTAGATATTAATGAATAATAAAGATAAGGCAAACGCTTTTAGAAGATTGACAGAAGATGATACATTTAAGATGTTGATTGAAGATGTCAAAGAGAGGCAAGTACAGGTGTTTCTCAATCCTAACTCCGATGGAGCGGAAAGAGATGAAGCACACCATGTAGTTGTTGCTATTAACAAAATCGTTGATTATATTGATGCAGTTATCGCAGATGATATAATGAATGATAGAAATAAATAAGGAGTAAGCACCGATATGGAATCGACTGAAACTAATAATGCATCACTAACTATAGATGATGCGGTAGCGGGGATACTCGCACCAACTGAAGAAGCAACGGAAACTGTTGAGGAATTAACTCAGGCAACAGAAGAAGAGACTATTGAAGCATCTGACGAGAATGCTGAAGTAGAGGAACTTACTGCTGAGTCCGATGTAGAAGAAGAAGTTTCTTTAGATTCTGAGGAAGATGATGAGATTGAAATCGAAGCATCTGATATGGACGATGAAGATAACGACTATGAAGAAAATGCCGTTCAGGATGAAGGACTCGACACCTACAGCGTAAAAGTTGATGGGCAAGTCAAAGAGGTTACTTTAGATGAACTAAAGCAAGGATATAGTGGTCAAGAATATGTCCAAAAAGGTATGCAAGAAGCATCCCGCCAACGAAAGGAAGCGGAAGCGGTGTTTCAAGCATTACAGGCGGAAAGACAGCAAGTCGCACAACTATTACAGCAAATGCAAGGCGGTCAATTTGCAACTGCACCTAAACCTCCATCAAAAGAAGATTTTGATACTGATCCATTAAGTTACATGGAAAAGAAATTAGAATATGATGAGGCAAAGGCAGAATATGATAAACAAATGAAGCAAGTTAATTCTGTTATGCAAGAGCAGACACAGGCAGAAAAACAAGCACAGCAAGTTTATCTACAAAAGGAAATGGCAGAATTACAAAAGGTTATTCCTGAGTTCGCAGATCCTGAAAAAGCAAAGACTGTTAGAGATAAGTTAGTTACTCGTGGATCTAACTACTATGGTTATAGTGCTGAGGAAATCGGTATGGTTATGGATCATAGAGCAATTCGTGTTTTAAATGATGCTATCAAGTATAGAGAAATCATGGAAGGCAAGAATAAAGCGGTTAAGAAAACAAGTAAAAAGCGTGTTGTTAAAGCAGGTGCTAAAAAGGTTGATGATTCGACTCGTAAAGTCCGTCAAAAGCAAATGGCAAAATTCAAACAATCTGGATCAATTCAAGATGCAGTTAGTTTGATTATGAATAGTTAAAATTTTTTTAGGAGACTAATAATGACACAACCGACTAACACTTTTGATAGTTATGATGCGGAAGGAATTAGAGAGGATCTTGAGAATGTTATCTACAACATCTCACCAGAAGAAACTCCTTTTTATTCTAATACGCAAAAAGTTAAAGCAACTAACACTTTCCACGAGTGGCAGACAGATACTCTAAGAGCATCTACTACTAATGCTCATGTTGAAGGTGATGACACTACAGCAGAAGCAAGAACTGCTACTTCAAGACTGGGCAACTACACGCAAATCTTTAAGAACGCAGTAGTTATTCCTGATACTGATTCAGGTCTTGATAAAGCAGGTCGTTCAACTGAAATTGCTTACCAAACTCTAAAAATTGCTAAAGAGCAAAAGTTAGATATTGAAAAAGCATTATTTGCAAACAACGCTCGTGTTGCAGGTGCATCAAATACTGCTAGAGAATTAGCAGGTGCTCCTGCTTGGTTGATTTCAAATGTATCTAAAGCATCTGATGGTACTAACCCTACTGGTGATGGTACTGATGCTCGTACAGATGGTACTGCTGAAGCGTTTTCACAAACTCGTTTTGATACAGTAATGCAATCAATGTGGGAAAATGGTGCAAACCCAGATAGAGTATATCTTTCTGCTTACCAAATGAATGTTGCATTAGGTTTTACTGGCATGAATAACCAAAGATCTACAATTGGTGCTTCTGTTGGTGGTACTAACTCAGTTGTTAATGCAATTGATGTTTATGTAACACCTTGGGGTACAGTAGAGTTCACACCTTCTCGTGAAAACAGAGGTAGTGATGTATTCATCATGCAAGATGATATGTGGTCAATTGGCGTTCTTAGACCTACTAAGAATGTAGCACTTGCTAAGACAGGTGATTCTGAGAAGCGTCAAATTACTACTGAATTAACTCTAGTATGTAAGAACGAGAAAGCAAACGGAATCGTTGCTGATAACTCAACTTCATAATTTAGTTATACAGAGGTGAATTGAGGGGGTAGTAACCCTACCCCTTCTTTTTAAAAAAACTATGGCAGATAAAGAAATTTGGCACAAAGACTACCAAAACAATAAAATCATTATTGAAAAGCAATGGGATAACAGTCCTCATTTGAACAGAGTAGATAAGATCAGACAGAGTGGTCTTGGCGATGGAAAAGATTACAAATTTGCAGGAAGTATTCCTGTAGGACTTTTAAAAGAAGTTTGTAATAAACTAGGCGTAAATTGGAACGATGTCGAAGCAAGAAAAGAAGTCGTTAAGAAAATGATGCTTAGTGGCGACTTTGATAAACTTAGGGTATGGAAGGGTAAGTTCTGAATGCCAGTTTACAAAGTAGGAAATAAGTATAAAATAGGCAAGAAAGGTAAAGCAATTTACAAAACCAAGGCATCCGCAAATAAAGCGTACTTAGGTTACTTAGCAAAGAAAAGGAATAAATAATGGCAGATACTACAACTACAACATATTCGCTGACAAAACCAGAAGTTGGAGCGTCTGCGGATACATGGGGAACTAAGTTAAACAATAACTTAGACACTATAGACGATTTATTAGATGGCACTACAGCAATATCACCTAACCTAAGTGGTTTTAAAGTTGGTGGAACAACAATTACTGCTAATGCAACAGAAATTAATAAATTAGATGGCGTAGGAACTATATGGCACTCAGGTAATGATGGTTCAGGTAGTGGACTAGATGCTGATACTCTTGATGGTGTACAATCATCTCAATTATTAAGAAGTGATACTACTGCTTATAAGACAAATGGTTCTTTAAGGTTTAGTGATAATGTTAAAACACAGTTTGGTGCTAGTAATGACCTAGAGATTTATCACGATGGTTCTGCTAGTTATATAAGAGACCAAGGTACTGGTAATCTTTATATTGATTCTAGTTCTTCAATATATTTTCGTTCTGGGGATGGTGGAGAAACTTATGCCCAGTTTAATGATAATGGTGCTTGTAGTCTTAGATATGACAACAATACTAAAATAGAAACCACAAATCAAGGTGTATATGTAAGTGGTCGTGTTAATGGAACAAAAACTACAGATAATGATGGTAATTTTAACCTAGAAGCATCTAATCACTTTGTATGCACACCTACTGCAAACTTTACATTGACATTTACTAATCACACATCTGGTCAAGCAGGAACAATTATTCTTGTAAACTCTGGTGGATATACAGTAAGTGCAGCATCAACAACTAAAGTAATGGGTGCAGACTTATTAACTACAATATCTACAGCAGGAACTTATGTGCTTGGATATATTAGTGATGGAACAGATACAAGAATCTATAACTCTGGGGCACAACAGTAATGTCTTTAGATAATTCAGCAGTTGTACCTGCCTTACCTACTGGTGGTTACCAGATAGAACAATCTCTTAGATTTAATGATAATGATTCTGCTTACCTAAGTAGGACACCTTCTAGTTCCGCTACAAATCGTAAGAAATGGACTTTTAGTGCTTGGGTCAAAAGAAATAATATATCTTTTAGTACTTCTACTTATTTGTTTTCAACTGCTAATAATGGCATTGGTCTTGGTAATGGTGATTATATATTTGTAACTAGAAATGGTGTAGATTCTGTCGAAACTTCAGCAAAATTAAGAGATACTGCTTCTTGGTATCACATTGTTATTGCAGTAGATACAACATTAGGTTCTGCTAGTGATAGAGTTAAAATATATATAAATGGTGAATTACAATCAACTAATGGTGGCAATCCTTTTTCACAAAACTATGACACAGAAATAAATCATACAACCAAACACGCAGTTGGTAGGTCAGAAATACATAGCGGTAGATACGCTGATGTTTATATGGCAGAAATCCACGAAATAGATGGACAACAATTAGACCCTACATACTTCGGAGAAACTGACGAAGATTACGGACATTGGAAACCTATTAAATATACTGGTAGTTATGGTACTAATGGTTTTTATCTTGACTTTGATGGCACATACTACAATGATAAATCTGGTAATGGTAATAACTTTACTGCAAATAATCTATCTTCTTATGATGTAGTACCAGATAGTCCAACAAATAACTTTGCTACATTTAATCCTTTGGATACTAACGCAACTCTTGCTGAGGGCAATTTATGGGCGAAAGATTTAGGCACTTACACAGATGTCCCTGCAACTATTGGAATGACTTCTGGTAAATGGTATGCTGAGTTTTACAATAAAGATTCTCAAACAAGTCTTTGTGGTATTACTGGTTTAGGTAACAATGGTATGAACCATTCAGAGGTTGATAGTCTTAGAACTGTCTATGAAGATAATGGTTACATTTATCGTGAGGGTACTGGTGTATCAAATACCAATACTGGAACTACTCACGGTACTGGCGATATTATTGGCGTTACATTAGATGTTGATGGGGGTACTATTGCTTTCTATAAGAATGGCACTCTAGTTAATTCAACTACTAATTCAGTCTATAGTAGTAACGAATGGAAGTTTTATGTAGGTGTAGCGGATAATGCTGACTGGATTGCTAACTTCGGTCAAGATTCATCATTTGCAGGTAACAAAACTGCACAAGGTAATACAGATGGTAATGGTATTGGTGATTTCTATTACACACCTCCTAGTGGTTATCTAGCATTATGTACTGCTAATCTACCAGACCCTGCTGTTATTCCTAGTGAAAACTTTAATACTGTGCTTTATACGGGTAATGGTTCAACTCAGAGTATTACAGGCGTTGGATTCCAACCAGATTTTGTATGGGGTAAAAATAGAGTAGAGGGTCAATATCATTCTCTCATGGATGCTGTTCGTGGGACAAATTCTTTGTTGCATTCAAATACAACTAGTGCAGAGATTGCATCTGGTTCTAATGCAATAACTTCGTTTGATTCAGATGGATTTAGTTTAGGTTCTTGGTATGAGTACAATAAATCTGGTCAAGCATATGTCGCTTGGAACTGGAAAGCAAATGGTTCTGGAGTATCAAACACAAATGGTTCAATAACTTCTACTGTTAGTGCTAACCAAGATGCAGGATTTAGTATTGTTAATTTTACTGGTACTGGTAGTAATGGTACTGTAGGTCATGGTCTTTCTCAAGCACCTGAGATGATGATATTTAAAAGACGAGATAGTGGTTCTTCCAACTGGATTACTTACCATAAAGGTATTGGTAATGGTTACAATTTATTCCTTAACCTTGCTAATGCAAAAGACACAGATGGTGCATTATATTGGCAAAGCACAGACCCTACTTCAACAGTATTTACAGCAGGTGGATATTCACAATTAAATTATTCTGGTAGTGATACTATTGGTTACTGCTTCCATAGTGTAGATGGTTTTAGTAAAGTAGGTTCATATACTGGTAATGGTTCTTCTGATGGTACATTTGTTTATACTGGGTTTAGACCTGCATTTGTGATGCAGAAAAGGATTGATAGTGGTGGTGGCTGGCATATGTTTGATAATGAGCGTTCCGCACCGTATAACGAAATTACCGTTCGTTTAGAAGCAGATAATGCTGATGCAGAAAATACAGGTGGTCCACCTGATACGGATTTACTTTCCAATGGGTTTAAATGGCGAACATCTTTTGACAATATAAATGTGAGTGGTGGTGATTACATCTACATAGCATTTGCAGAAAACCCATTCAAATATACTAACGCAAGATAACGGAGTAATAATATGTGGCAATATAATGGCGAAGTAATAAAGACAGCAAAGGAAATGGTCATTAATGATGTCCGTTATCCTAAACAAATATTTAAAGATGCAGACCTACTAGCAGAGTTAGGTATTACATCTTACACACCAGAGGCAGTAGCAGACCAAAGATACTATTGGAATACTACAGACAATCCTAGAGATGTTTCTGACCTTAAAAAGGATATGGTTCGTAAGGTTAAAGAACAAGTAGGTGCTAGACTATCAAAAACAGATTGGATGGTAGTAAGGGCAACTGAAGGTGGCACAGCAGTACCTAGTGATGTAACTACATACAGAACTGCAATCAGAACAGAAGGCAATACTAAAGAAACTGAGATTAATGCACTAACAACTATTGATGATGTTATTGCTTATGAGAATGCTAGTTACACAGAGGTCAGAAAAACTTATGATAATGAAGGTAATTTAACTGAAACAACAGAATCATTTACTAGAAGTATAGATAAGTGTATGCACTTTGATGCAACAGACCCACTAGCAGAAGTAGACCCAGCATTTGTATCTCTGACTGAGGATTAATAATGATGACCATCCTCACCAATGTACTTCCAATACTTGGTGGTTTCTTAATGAAATTGTTTGCCTTAAATCAAGCAAATAAAAGAGAAACACAAAAGATGCAACTAGAAGCATTAATGGCACAAAATAATGCTATTAATAACGCTAGAGAGATGGCAGAAAAAGAACCTGTTATGGCACAGATGAATAGAAGAATAATCATCTTAGTGATCCTAGCATTAGTTGTATTCACACAAGTAGCACCAGTATTGTTTGATGTACAAACAGCAATACCTGTAGTAGAGAAAGGAACATCTATTTTAGGTTTTGAAATTACTGGAGACAAAACGACTTATTTGCCTGTTGAAGGTCTGATAAAATACGAAGAGATATTCAAATGGGCAACTATGATCATTGAATTTTATTTTGGTGCACAACTAGCAAAAAAATAATGCCAAAAAAAGGACTCTACGCAAACATACACGCAAAGAGAAAACGCATAAAAGCAGGTAGTGGTGAAAAAATGCGTAAAGTAGGATCTAAAGGTGCACCTACTGCAAAAGCATTTAAACAAGCAAAGAAAACTGCTAAAAAGAAAACATATAAGAAAAGGAAATAATATGGACAATGAAGCAATAATGATGGCAATGAAAGAAGCAATGGGCGGTGAGTTTCAACCATGTGAAGGTTGTCCACATCCAGAAAGATGTAAAGCACTAGGATATTGTGCAATGGAAAAATCAGAAAAAGGTTTTATGGGTGATAAATACGCAAAGCGTAAAATGTAATGACTTCAAGAACTGTTAATGATGCACATACAAGAATTGACGAGATAGAAAAAAAGATCGTCAGGATTGAAACACGCATCGATGAAAAGTTTATTGGTATTGATGGACGACTGAAGCACTTAGACATTACTATCGATAACCTACAGTCTCACATTGACAGAAAATTTACCACTTTAATGACAACAGGATTTTTAGGATTAATTGCATTGGTAGGCGTAATCTTAGGAGTCAAATGAAAAAACTACTTCTAACCCTACTTATTCCATTATCTGTATATTCAGCAGATACAAACATTACAACCACAACTACATCTACAAGTACGAATACAAACAATACTAATTCAACTTCTACAGTAGATTACAAAAACCAACCAGTACAAAGATCATCAGCACCTACAATATCAGTAACCAATTCTGATGTATGTGTTAGTGCAGTTAGTGGTGGTGCTCAGACTAATGTGTTAGGTATTAGTATGGGTGTAACAGTAACAGATGAGAATTGTGAAAGAATCAAACTTGCTCGTGAATTAAGAAGCGGTGGTATGAAGGTAGCATCAGTAGCAATTATGTGTCAAGATGCCAGAGTATTCCAAGCAATGATTGATAGTAATACACCATGTCCTTTTAAAGGTCTTATTGGTGATCAAGCAAAAGAGATGTGGAATAAGTATCCAGAGTTAAGACCAGATTATGAGGATTACTTAGCGAAGAAACAAATACTTATTAATGCGGGTTATATGGATGAAGATGGGAACATGATAGAAAAGAAAGATGAAAAAACTACTAATAAGTTTGAGTCTAGTTCTCATAACTGGAATTAATGCCGAAACAATAACAACTGAGAATCTTTTTGATGATCCTTATAACGATTTCTTAGACGGCAAATACGAATATCCAAACATTCACATGCATGGTGATGGTTCTTACGATCCATATATCTATACAGGTGCAAGTCTAAACTACAGAGATAGTGCAGTAGCAGAGCATCAAATTAACTTAGATAAACTTACATATGAGATTACGCAAGTTAATTATGGATACAAATATTATTCAAATCAATCTGGTGAAGTAGCAATTGCAATAGCACTTATTGATGATGATGGAACTATGATTGATGATGCTATTATGGAATATGACATTATTACTGGTCAATGGGTAAATATTGATAGAATCTATAACGACATGGAAAAGTTAAATCTTACTAAAGAAATCTGGATGGGAGTAGCAGGATCAAGTGATCGTAATGGTACAGATGATATTCGTATTGGTGATATATACATGACTTATGATTATCAAGAAATACCATTAGATTTAATTACTGATCCAGTTTATGACATAGCAAAGGTAGATATTAAATACGACCTAGATGCTAGTGGTATGCCTAAGATAGATGAAATTAAAGTAGAGGTAAAAGTAGATGAAGTTAAAGTTGATACACCTGCACCAACAGTTGCTCAACCAGTACAACAACCTGTTACTCAACCTTCAACTACAACTGTGCAGAAGAAAACTGAGACGAAGAAACAAACTGCTAAAAAAGAAACTAAAGGAAATAAGAAAAATGAATCAAAACAAACAACTAATACAAGAAACCAAAGAGATATTGAAAATTTTACTACAGCATCAATGGTGTCTAGCATGGTTGATAGTAGTACTGGTGGGAGCGTTAATGGGTTCTTTAGCACTAATGGAATGGATCTATTATCAAGTGGCGGGATTGATCTAGTTGATACAATACAACTAATCGAACCTACTTTTTATGACGAACCTGATTTTTACGAATCAGAGATATTATTGACAGATACATTAAAATTCAATAACATAGACTTTTACAAGGAGACAAATTGGTATGGAAGCAATACTAAATTTTATTAAGGAAGCATTGGCAGGTAAGAAAATGTCTGCACAATGGATCGTAACTATTGCAGTTGCAGTTGCAGGTATTGCATGGTCAGGTACATTACTTTGGCAAGAGTATCAAGGTATGCAAGGTTCTATATCTGCATTACAATCACAAGCACATGACAAGACTCCAGAGTACGATGACGCACCTATGTCTGGTAGAGTTACTGCAAACTCAGATGCTATCATTCGCATTAAAGAAAAATTAAATGCCGTAGAATCGAATATTTCGAGACTTGAGAAGGATATAGAAAAGACAGAAAGCAAAGTGGATAACAAGGATGTCAATCCATTAAGTTTGTAATTTAAAGTAAGGAAATTTTATAAAAAAGTTGTTAAAAGTAAGGAGAGTATATGAAAAAGTTATTAATTTTATTTTTTGTAAGTGGTCTAGCAACCGCATATGAAAGACCATCAATGTATCAATTTCCTGTAAATGATTTGGTTACAATGGATGTTGTAAAAAATGATGGTGTAGAGGGCGGTGGCACATTTGTATGTACATCAGCACAAAGGTGTTTAGATTATGTTAGATCAGCAGAAGCACGAGGTGCAACGCAATATTGTAAGACCATTGATATTAGAAAGAATGGTCGTAGAATCTGGTTTAAAAGATACCAGTAACACAAAAAACTCGGGGGAGATGTATGGACTATACTTATTTACTTAAGTATTGCGAAAACGAAAGTGCTCGTCAAAAAGTAAACGCCATGAATGAACATGGTAGTTTTGGTAAAGCAGGAACAGCACTTGGTATTACCAAACAATCAGTACACAGAACAATCAAGAATTTAATATTTAAAGCATCTAAGCAAGGTGATAATCCAGAGCATGATATGCATCATCCTGTTCCAGATGGGTACAATGTTAAAGGTGTTTCATCTTATTACAATAAAGACGGAATACTGACAGGACAATGGGTTAAGTCTAATGAAGATGCAGATCGTAAAAAAGAACAACTTTTAGAACGATTAGAAGCATTTGAATGGAAACCTGCACCAACTATAGAAAGATTACCTAGACCGCTTAATGAGGATCTATGTACATTGCTAACAATAACTGATTTCCATTTAGGTGCATATTGTTATGAAAAAGAAACTGGAGATAATTGGGATACTGATATTGCTAGTGATGAGTACATTATGGCAATTAAAGAGATGTGTGAAGGATCACCAAACTCTGAGACTGGCATATTAAACCTACAAGGTGATTTCTTACATTGGGATGGACTAGATGCAGTTACTCCCACAGCAAAGCATTTATTAGACGCTGATACTCGTTTTAGTAGATTGATTGATGTATCGCTAGATATTATTATGCATTCAGTAGAGATAATGCTAAACAAGTTTCAAACTGTTAAGGTTATTGTATGTGAAGGAAACCACGATATTGTTGGTTCTATGTGGGTAAGGAAAGCAATCAAGAAAATATATTCAGAAAATGATCGTGTAGAAATAGATGATACAGACTTTCCATTTTATGCACATTTGCATGGTGAAATTATGTTGGCGTTCCATCATGGACACAAAGTAAAAAATACTAAATTACCAGAATTATTTGCATCAGAACCAAGATATAGATCTATGTGGGGTAATGCTAAATATTGTTACATACATACAGGACATTATCATCATGCAGAACAACAAATGTCTGAGTCTGGTGGTGCAATCGTAGAAAGGCATCCAACACTAGCAGGTAGAGATGCTTATGCTACTAGAGGTGGTTATAACTCTTGGAGATCCGCTCATGCAATCACCTATCATAAAAAAACTGGCGAACATAGAAGAGTTACTGTTACACCTAAAATTGAGTAGTCTATAATAATAAATCTCAGCAGGTGCTATACCCATCATACTCTCCTCTTCTCTAGCACTTGTTGAGACCAGTTTTCCACAGACTTATCCACAACCTAACTATTTGATTATTAACTAAAACCATATAGTTATCCACACCCCTAAATATTGAGTTATCCACAATCCACAGAAAATAGACTGTTTTTTAGAGTTATCCACAATTTAGAAAGTTATACACATTTTTATCCACAGGTTTTTCCACAAGACAAACTATTGATTATTAAGGATTTGTTTGAGTTATCCACAGAAAAAACGACCACTAATAATAATAATATTAAAAATTAAAAATAAAAAGTTGTACACAGGATCAATAAAAATAAACATTTCTTTTTGATCGATTAAAAAAAATACTTGACACGATATATCAAATGTGATATAATACGAAGTATCTAAAGTTGTAATAGATCAAGTAACACCGCTTGTAAACTGGTGGTTCTTTAACAATTAAATAGGAGATCAATATGTCTAAAGACAAAGACACAGATTATTTAGTATACATTCCATTTGGTGCAGGTGGTTCATGGGCAAGAGGTTCTGACATGGAACGCCAAAAGAAAAATGCAAAAGAGATTCTTAAATCAGATTGGGGTTCTTACTATGTGATCGATGAATCACAAACAAAAATGTATGTCTACGATGTAACTGATTTTGAATGCCTAAAAGTTGGTAGTCAAATTGGATATACGAATGAAGATTGTGATGGCAAAGGTGTTTACTTTGGAGATGATAAATTTATCGAAGAAGTAACACTTGATCAAGTCAAAGCATAATTGATAATGGGTGTGGGGAAACTCACACCTACTATTTAAAAAGTTAAGGATTTAGGGTAGGGTAAGGTATAGGTCAATACATAATCTCTTGAATATGGGCAAATATCGAATCCAAAATTTAATGTAGGAGAGTGAAATGAACTTATTAGAAAAAGCACAGGCAATGCCTGAAAAAATTAGAGAGTCAAAGTGGGATCAGTATATGCCAGTTATCGAGGAACTAAGATCAAAAGGTTATAGTTGGCAAGATGTAACTGACTTCTTAAATGAACACGCAGGACTAGATCAACCAATGCCAAATGTTTATTACGCATATAGACGATTAAAAAAAAGATAAATATATTGACATTGAAATATCACATATGATATAATTACTTTAATTTAATAAAAGAGATCAAAAATTATGAAAGAACAGTTTGACAAATACGATGCTTGGGATTTTCATGACGAAGCAAAAGAAGATTTTTATGTTTGGATCGAGAAAGAGTGCATTAAGTTTGAACACAATGTCGTTGTTAAAGATGATTTAATTCAGATCAACGATTACCAGAATGTAAAAAAATCTATCGACAACATATTTAAAGATTCAAGAAGTTGGGATTTTGAGTCTTGGGATGGGTATACATATTCATATAATTTCTATGACAACGCTGAAGATTATATTTGGGAAAAGTTTGGCGATGCAATGGAAAAACTTGGTTATTAAGAGGAGAGTAGCATGGGAGCATTAAAACAAAATTACACAATTGATCAAGATACTTGGACACCAGAAGTTCGTAGGATGTATGAGTTAGAAGATCGTATTAGAAAGGTTGCTGAACAAGAGTTTGCTAAACCAGAAGTTAGACAAGAGTATTGCAGTTGGTCTGACAAAGTTGATTCAGAACTTGATCAGTTAGCAAAAGATATTCGTGAGAGTTTAGAGTAATGGATATTTTTGAAGTAGTATTTATTGCCGTCCTTTTCTATGCTTTATATGAGTTATTTGCCATGATAGAGGACGATCTTAAGAAAGAAAGAGAAAGGCAGGAGAAAAAATGATGATTGAACAATCAAACTGTTGTGGTGCTAGTATTGTTGAGAATACTGAATATAACGATATTGGCATGTGTGCAGAATGCCTAGAATGGGCAGAAATAGAAACATTTGAGGAGGATGATAATGAGTAGTGAAATTCCAGAAAATGTAAGAACATTGTTAGAGAGACATGGACTTACCAGTAAAGAGAATGCTTGGATGCATAAACAAAGTGGTAACTGGATCTTGAAGCATAAAACATTAGAACGCCTAGCAGTTTATGAAGGTGTTACATTTGATGATCCAATCTTTATGGAGATGGATGGAGCAGGTGGTAATGTTGCTATGGTTGTAAAAGGTCGTATTGGTAGTCGAGTTGAATGGTCTACTGGTGAAGCATCTAACATGAATAGTAAAGGATTCTATCCGTATGCAATGGCAGAGAAACGAGCAAAGGATCGTGTCATACTAAAACTATTAGGAATCCATGCAGATGTATATTCTGAAGAAGAAGCAGAAACATTTAAGGATCAAAAGAATCTTGTTAATGAAGAGCAGTTAGTAGAAGAAACTAAATACAAAGCAGACACTACTGCAAAGAAAAAAGAACTTGATCAGTTAGTAATGGATGATAGTGATAGTGCTTACAAGAAAGCAATGGATATATTTACTGATGCATACATTGATAAAAATGAAGAAGTAAGTAATCATGCGTTAAAATTATTTCCTGCAATAGATATTGATGCAGGGTTTGCAAACGAACAGCAGGAGAGGATCTAATGGAAACATTCCTAGCGATTAATGCTGTATTCGCTGTAGCAAGTATTTTATTTATGTAACTCAGAGGTTTGACTGTTACCTGAATTGCTGAGTCGGGGTATCGATCTCATAACTTAACCTCGTTAGTAAAGACAAAAACAGTCATATTTTTTAATTAGAAGAGGAATACAAATGATTAATAAAGTAATTCTATTAGGAAACTTAGGTCGTGATCCTGAGATGAAGGCAACCAGTACAGGACAAAGTATTGGTCTAATGAACCTTGCAACTACTGAAAGATGGAAGAACAAGGCGGGTGAACAACAAGAGATTACAGATTGGCACAAGATCGTAGTCTATGGAAAACTTGCAGACATTGTTGGACAGTATTGTAAAAAAGGTACAAGACTATATGTTGAAGGTCAAATCAAAACACGCAAGTGGCAAGATAAGTCTACTGGTGAAGATAAGTACACAACTGAGGTAGTCGTATCGGATCGTGGTGTGATCAAGATGTTAGGTGGTAATGAAGGACAAGCATCGACAGAAAACCCTAGATATGGAACTGATCCACAACCAAAGAAACAAGATGCACAAATTAAGGTAGCGGAAGTTGCTGAAGGTTTTGCAGATGAGATTCCGTTCTAGTCATGCCAAGAAAGAAAGGTGATGGTAAGTACCATTTAACAAACGGAACTATTGATGGTCAAAGAACAGTATCTGTAAGAATGATTGTAGAGGAATATATACGCAAAAACAACGAACCTGTAAGTGCAAATATTATTTATGACAGGTTGAAATTGGGTGAGAGAGATCTGAAACAATTGTTAGTGAAGAAAAGAACTTATGTGCGAAACAAAAAACCTAAAGAAACAGGTTTAACATTTAATCAAAGAAGGAGTAATTACTACAATGAGCAAGGACGACTCATACTTAAAACAATATAAAGATTACAGATACTTATCCTTAAGGGATGAAATCAGAAATATGGGTCTAACCCAGAATGAATTTGCGAGTATCATAGGACTTAGTTGGTCTGGTTTACAACACAGACTGAGAGCAGGTAAGGATGAGTTTCACCTACTTGTTCGTGGAGTTAAATGTTACATGCAAGAAAAGGACAATGGAAAATAAAACAGAAGCATTGGTAGAGTCATTACACAACATCATAGAGCAACTTCGTGTGGTGGATGATCCAAATACTAAACACGCATTGTGTGATGTTGCGGATGACATGTATCAAGAATTTTTAGATGAAGAAGATTGAGCATCAGGTACAGGTATCAATTTGTAATTATTTAGATCTAAACAATATATTTTATTTTGCAATTCCTAATGGGGGTTATAGAGGATCAGCACGAATGAGTGCTATAGTAGGGGGGAAACTAAAGCGTGAAGGTGTTAAAGCAGGTATTCCAGACTTATGCATTTTGCACAATGGAGGAGCATATTTCTTGGAGGTTAAACGACCGAAAACAAAAGAAGATGCGGGTGGCACAGTCTCTAAAAAGCAAGTGGAGATGTTTGGTAAAATCAATGAAAAAGGTTGTCCAGTTGAGGTGGTATCGTCTCTGGACGAAGTTAAACAAATATTGGAGAGATGGAGAGTCTTTGATGTTGAACCACAAACAGAGGAAGTATAGATTTGAAGCACTATCACAGTATGGTTGTTGTGTATGTAGGAGACCTGCTGAGATACATCATTTAATCGGAAACAACAAAGGAATGGCACTTAAGTCAGAAGATGAGTATACTATTCCATTATGTGTTGATCATCATAGAGGTAATCAGGGCATACATCAGATTGGTGTAGAAACTTGGGAAAGCATCTATGGATCTCAGGATCATCACTTAGAACTTGTTAATAAATATGTGAAGATGAAGAATGGCGATAACATATAGAGGTGAAAGGTTTTCTGGTTATAACAAACCTAAAAGAACTCCAAACAAATCTAAAAAGTTTGCAGTATTAGCAAAAGAAGGCGATACAGTAAGATTAGTACGCTTTGGTGATCCTAATATGACTATCAAGAAAAACATCCCTGCAAGACGCAAATCTTTTCGTGCTAGACATAAATGTGATGAAAAGAAATCTAAACTATCCGCAGGTTACTGGTCTTGTAAGAAATGGTAATTCAGGGTTGCCTGAACGCCAAAGCAATAAAACTTATAAACGCATCAGACTCCGAAAAACTAGAGTTTTGGAACACCCTGACTACTGATCAGAAGAAAAGAGTAAAGTCTCATATCGAGACATATCAAGCGATTGCAAACAAGAAAAAATATTTAAAATAATTCTTGACACATATATCGTATGTGATATAATGTACTTACTTTAAACAAATGAGAGGTCGAAAATGCCAAATATTGTAAGACAAAAAGTAAGACTTGAAGGTGATAGATCAGTAATCGTTCGTCTTTGGGGTGCGGTAGAAAAACAAACACTATGTCAAGTAGTAACACCAGAACCTATTGAGCAATCTCTTGAAGAGTCAAATATGCAAAGAGTATGGAGAGACACTAATTGGGGTTCTAAGAGCGATATAAATGAAGTTGTAAATATTCAATGTGATACTGATTTCAAAAATCTATCAGTTCTTGAATTTAATTGTGTTAGTGCTTGGAGTCCAATAATGCCAATATGGGAGAAACTTGTTGATCTAGGACTTCATGTTAGAGTTGAGGTTACAGGTGAACTATTTGATGGTAAAGAGTTTATCTGGATTGATGGTCAAAGAGTATGGGAAAGAGATCAACCTGTAGGTGAAGAATAATTAAAAATATATTTGACATGTATATCAAATGTGATATAATGTACTTACTTTAATAAAGAAGGAGATCTAAAAATGCAAAATTTATCTATTGACACTAACATTGTAGAAGGCAAACACTATAACTTTAATGGTGTAGAGGTAATTGTTCAGTCAGTATATGATAACGACTTCAGAAAACAATTCAAAAACACTCCATATGAAAATACTTGCCTTTGGTCAAGATCAATATTTTTCACAGAGGTAGATGGTGATCCAAAAAATAATGAGGATTTATACCATTTAGAAAAGAACCATAGAACTGGTGTAGTCAAACTTGGTAATGATTATATTGATTACAACATGAATACAAATGAATTAGTAGTGGAGAGAGTGTAATGAAAAAAACTAACTATAACAACGAACCATTTTTTACTTACCAAATTGGATCAGACAGATATGCTTATGCAGTTGTCAAACAAATCTCACCAACTCGTATCGAGGTACAAAGTATGGACTCAACACAAGTAGGTGATTACTACAACAACCAGAAGTGGATACATGCTTTTGATGAGAACAGAAAAACTAGAGTGATCTCATACAGAACTAACAAGCATGGCAGATCATACTGGAGAGAGATGGGTAGTCAAACTGGATACTGGTCTCCTAGTGATGAACCAGATACTTACAGAGATCCATGTTTTTAATCAACGGGAGGGTAACACCTCCCTTTTTAACTTAGAGGAGAATGTTATGTTTTTTAATACTAATAAATCAAAAGGCAAAGAATTAGATAGATCAATTAAAAATTCATTTAAGCAAGAAGATATTATTCTTGGATTGTTTGTTAAAGATGAGAATTTAAGCAGAGAAGATGTTGAAAAGAAGTGCAGGATCTTTGGATATAACTATCCTACTGCTAGTGTAGTAAGAGCAATGAGTGTATTAACATCTCAGGGTAAGTTGCAAAAGACAGATGTTATGAAGATGGGATCTTATGGTGTAAAGGTACATACTTGGAGATTAATGAATGACTGAACTAAAAGATAAAATATTAAACATACTTAGAGTTGATGCACCACTATCGACTGATCAAATGCAAAAGTTATTGAAAATAGATGGAATCGATACTAATTGTGAAGTGATCAGAAAATTGTCTCATGAACTATGTGATGATGGTTATGCAAAAGAAGTAGAGATAACTAATGCATGTTCCAGATTCGTACACTACTTTCAGAAACTATGAGAAGAGTAATCCAGAAAGATAAACCTAAAACAGAAATCTTTGAGCACATGGTGAAGTCATTTTACAAAGAACATCCTAAAGCAGACAAAGCAGTAATTACTATTAAGGAAGATAAGATGACCAGATCAGAGAAACAAAATAAACTGTATTGGAAGTGGATTGGTATTTTGTCAAGTGAAACAGGATACACAAAAGATGCTATGCATGACATCATGAGAGATAAGTTTTTAGGGTACAGAATAGTTAAAACAAAAGATAAAAGTATTCAAGCATTACGATCTACTACTGAGTTAAAGGTAGAAGAAATGAAAGACTACTTAATTGATATTGACATGTTTGCCATAGAATTTGGTATTATGCTCCCTAGACCTGAAGATTTATATTTTGAATCAATGGGTTACAAGCGAGAGCAGAATGGACATAGATGATATAGCACATGAATTAAGACTAAGTGAATATGATTCAGTAGATTTATTTGAACTATATCTAACTGCATTGATGATCATAAGTAGTGATCCAATGATAGATGTTATTGATGCTCATAATGTTGTATTAACAACGAGAGAAGAGATAGACGATGAGTTTATCAACCTTCGACCTCATGGAGGAATACACTAATGGCAAGACCAACAAAATATAGTGAAGAACTATTAGATATAGCAAGAGACTATTTAAAGAACTTTAGGAAGCATGGAGACTTTGTACCAAGCGTTGAAGGATTAGCAGATACGCTAGATATTCATAGAGATACAGTCTACGATTGGAAGGACAAATATGATGAGTTTTCCGACATCTATAAGAAGGTATTAACAAAACAGGCAAGAGGACTCATAAATGGCGGTCTATCAAACGAATTTAATGCTTCTACTACAAAGATGATGCTAACTAAACATGGTTACTCTGACAGGATAGAAACAGACATCAGTTCAAGCGATGGATCTATGAAACCAACAGTAATAGAATTAGTTGGTGTTAGACCTGATGGAGATTAAAGAACAGATCCAGATACCAGATAAGTTAGTACCTGTATTTGAGGGTAATGCAAGATACAGAGGTGCTTATGGTGGTAGAGGATCAGGAAAGACTAGAACCTTTGCTTTGATGACAGCAATCAGAGGTTATCAATGGGGTAACTCTGGTAGGACTGGACAAATACTTTGTGGACGAGAGTTTCAGAACTCACTAGATGATTCATCATTAGAAGAGATTAAACAAGCAATTAAGGCAGTACCATTCTTAGATAAGTATTATGAGTGTGGTGAAAGATACATAAGATCAAGAGATGGTAATATACATTATGTCTTTGTTGGTCTTAGAAAATCATTAGATGCAATAAAGTCTAAGGCAAGAATATTATTAGCATGGGTAGATGAAGCAGAGAATGTTTCTGATATGGCATGGCAAAAACTAATTCCTACTGTTCGTGAACAAGAGTCAGAGATATGGGTTACATGGAATCCAGAAAGTAAATACTCTGCAACACATCAAAGGTTTCGAGAGAATCCTCCCGCAGGTGCAAAGATAGTATCTCTTAATTGGTCTGACAATAACTGGTTTCCTAAAGTTCTTTCCGATGAAAGATTGCATGATAAAGAAACAAGACCAGACTTCTATGATCACATATGGGAGGGAGACTTCTTAACATTCTCAGAAGGTGCATACTATAGTGCAGAAATGAGAGAAGCAAAAGCAGAAGGAAGAATAAGAGAGGTTAAATACAATCCTGCTAAAGGTGTTATTACTGCATGGGACTTAGGTATTGGAGATTCTACTTCTATATGGTTTGCACAGTTTATTGGAACAGAAGTACATCTAATTGATTATTATGAAGCATCTGGTGTAGGACTAGATCATTATGCAAAAGTTTTACAAGATAAAGGATATGTGTATGATCAACATATATTGCCACATGATGTTAGAGTAAAAGAACTTGGTTCTGGTATGAGTAGATTAGAAGTATTAGCAGACTTAGGTATTAGACAAGTAGAGATAGCACCACAACTTGCTATTGATGATGGTATACAAGCAGTTAGATCAATGCTTACACGATGTTGGTTTGATGAGGTAAAATCAGAGAAGGGAATTGATTGTTTGGTAAATTATTCCCGTGATTGGGATGAGAATGGTAAGACTTGGCGTTTAAGACCAAGACACGATTGGGCATCTCATGGTGCAGATGCATTTAGATATTTAGCAATTGGTTATCGTGAAAACACAAGTAATTGGGGCGAACCAATCAGAAGAAACTTAGCAGGTGTTGTTTAATGGCAAAACTAGGCATATTTGATTACATATACCCAGATAGAGACTTTGATGAATTTGGAAGTAAGAACGAATATCAATCAGGTGTACTTGGACAAATAACTCAACCTGCATCAGAAGGATTCAATCTTTTAAATATTGATCCGTCAAACCTTATATACAATAACAATCCAGTAAGTGCATTCTACTCACTTCCTAGTGAAATGAGATCAAGTATTCTTGGAGTAGAGGAAAAGAGACAAGAAGTAGAAGCAATGCCTACAGCACCATATAAAGGCAAGTTTGCTATAGGTGGTGGTGAATATACTAATCAAACACCTTTAATTAGTGAATCAGATATTACTGATTATGGTGATGCATATAACAAACAGATAAGTAACCTAGATAAAAACATAGCAGAAGTTAATCTAGGAATACTAGAGATGGCATCTAAACCAGAAGATGTAGTACAAACAGGATTGAATCTTACATCTGGTGTAATGCAAAACATAACGGGTGTAGAGTGGAACAAAGAAGATATAGCAATGGCAGATGCAGTAGCAAAAAGCATTGTAAATGACTTTGGATCATGGGAAGGTTTTAAGAAAGCATTGTATGAAAGACCAGTAGATACAGGTGGTATGGTATTGGGTGGTTCTTATTTAACTGTTGGTGGATTAAGAAAACTACAGAACCTTGCAGATAAATCAGGATTTGCTGATCTTGTTGATAAAGCATCTAGGCAACTTCCAGAAACAAAAATGTCAAACAGAAGTGAAATGTTTGGAAGTCTGGTTGGACTAGAAAGAACTGGCAAACTAGATCTTGTTGATAAAGCACAGAAGATGGAAGCAGAAGGTGCGAGTCCAGAACAAATATGGAATACACATGGGTTGATTAGAGGTCTTGATGATAAATGGCGATATGAGTTTGATGACTCTAAAATGGAACTAACATTAGATGATGTGCCAAAAAATCCATTAAACCTTCGCCCATTAGAGCAAGTAATTAAACACCCAACACTATTCAATACATATCCAGAATTAAGAGAATTAAAAGTAGCACCATTTAAGTATCAACTACCAGAAAGAACTGGTGGTGTATTTCATGGTGATCATCCTATGCATGGTCAATTGATTGAGATGAATCCTACCAAGATGGATGATAAAAAAACCTATGAATCATATTTAGCACATGAAATCCAACATGCAATACAAAGAATAGAGGGTACTGCTAGAGGTGGAAATCAAAGGAACGAAACCTCATTAATAATGAATACAGGTTATCCTGCTGAAGTAAAAAGAAAGTTTGATGAGGGAACTGAAAGAGTCCAAGCATTAATACCTTTTATCAATAAAGCATCTAATCGTTTTGAATATATTAGTGATTCAGATTTAGAAGATATTGGTTATCCAAAAGACATGGATAGACAAACAGCATATAGAAACGCATCAGAAGAATTAAGGCAACTACAAGAATCTAATCAAGATCTATATTGGGAATATGCATCACTAGGTGAAAAAGCAAGACTAGAAGGATTTGAGAATTATAAAAAGTTAGCGGGTGAAGCAGAAGCATTTGAAACGCAAGATAGATTTAATTTAAGTGAATTAGAAAGACAAGGATTATTACCTGCATTCCAGAATGTATCAAAAGAAGATGCAATAGTTAGATTTGATGATGTAACGAACTTAGGCGAAGATGTCAAATCTTTTAAAGATATAAAAGAAGGAGACACGATTACAACTTATCACGCATCTCCATCAAGTGAAATAGAAGGCGGTAAGTTAGAAATAAGAGATCCAATACATGGTGGTAGTGGTTTACCAAAAGGCATACATTCTGCACCACAAATCAAAAACTCATTATTAGATCTTACTACTGGTGAGTTTGGAGACAATATTTACAAGTTAGAAACAAAAGTAGGTGGAATATTAGACTATAACAATCCAGATCCTGCACAAATAAATAGAATGATAGATTCTGTAGATGAACTATTCCCTAATGCTACATATACACATAAGGAATTCTTAAAAGATAAATTAGCAAGAGGTAGTTTTACACCAAACGAATTTAATGCTGATTTCTTTAAGTATCATGGAATAGATACTATTAAAGATGGTAACGAAAGATTAATTAGTTTAGATCCAGAAAATGTATCTTTATTGGGTAAAATAGGAGACGATGATGTTCAAAAAACCACAACAACAGGACTACAAGACGAAGGAAGCGTACGAGGAATCCTTGGCATGGTATCGCAAGAAGATGTCATACGCAAACCAGAATATCAGAGGTATTATAAAGAAAGAGAAACAGACGGGTCTCTTGTAGGTCTACCAAGAGATGTAGGAAGAGAGAATCCTGCAAAAGCAAGTCCAATAATTCAGGATCAATCAAGACAATACGCAGAACAAAAAGGTATTGAGTACAAACCAGTCAATGAATTTGTAGAGGTTGATGAAGAATACTCAACAAAGGTTGCTAATGCATTTGAGGAAATGGAGCATAATCCTAGAGATCCTAAAGTAGTAGAAGCATACAACGCACTAATAGACGAAACACTTGAGCAGTATAAAGTAATGCTAGACAATGGTCTTAAGGTTGAATATTATCCGAAAGACTTTGATCCTTATCCTAATCCATGGGATGCAATAGACGATATTACTAACAACAATCATCTTTACATCTTCCCAACTAAACAAGGATTTGGTAGCGATGTAGAGTTTGATGTAACAGAGAATCCATTACTTAGAGATACTGAGTTTAGAATCAATGGTGAAATAGCACCTGCAAACGACATATTTAGAGCAGTACACGATTATTTTGGTCATGCTAAAGAAGGTGTTGGATTTAGAGCAAGTGGCGAAGAAAACGCATTTATCGCACACTCATCTATGTATTCACCATTAGCACAAAAAGCATTGGCAACAGAGACTAGAGGTCAAAACTCTTGGTTAAACTTTGGTAAGTTTGGAGAAAAGAATAGACAGGCAGGAGTAGAAGATACAATCTTTGCAGATCAAAAGATAGGACTACTCCCAGATGAGTTTACAAACCCTAATTATCTTACTAACAAATCCAAAGGTTTACTAGATGAAGTAAGTAAGGGTGCAAACAAAGTAAAACCAGAAAATGCATTTAGACCATATGATTACGAAGATCCAAATACAATAAGTTTAGTTGGAAGAAACAAGTTTGGTTTAGAAAATGATGAGTTTCAATTAGAATATTTAACTAGAGGTGAAAAACTAACAAATTACGAAAACACCAGCGATGATTGGTACAACATCATTGATAAATCTACAGGTAAAGAAGTTGGTAAAACTAGACTTGTCAGACAAACAGTAGGCGATAAAAAACCTATTACTGGACTTATCAATATTATGATTGATGACAAAAACAAAGGTATGGGTACTAAGTTTATAAACAGTATGAAAAAGTCATCTAAAGCAGATCCATATTCAGTATCTCCTCAACTAGAAGTCTACGACATAACGCCAGATGGCAAAAAATTCTGGAACAAAGTGGGTGCTAAAGAATATTACAGCAACAGAGAACATCTTGGTGGTCAATACGGAAAAGTAGCAAGATGGGATAAAGCAGGTGAAATTAAAGCAAATACAAGACCTAAACCTGTAAAAAATGATTACAAAGGCAGAATTAACACAATACTCGATTGGCGAGAATAACTGGTAGAATTACATTATGAGACCTATTACAGAAGAAGAATTAGCACAAATGTCAAGACCTAGTCCAGATATGGGTTATACATCTGAACCTAGTGTAAGTGCTATGACTGGATTACTAAATATGCTTGGTATTGAGAACGATCAAGTCTATTCACAACCTTTATTGTTCGGAGAGGATGCA